ATTGCTGTATGAGCTTCATCATTCCAAATAGGGTCTTTTGCATATTCAATAGTTAACATTTTATTTTCCTTTAAGCGACACGAACAGCGATACCAAAAGCAGATGAGGCTTGACCACCACCAGATGAATTAGTACCTAAACCCATCCATTTCCAAGTACCAGAAATTGAGCCTGTTACAGTGCCACCAGTAGTACCATCTGCATTTGCCCATAATTGTATTTGTTGACTTGTTGTTCCAACAGAATAATTACCACCAAAAGTCCAATTAGCTTGATAAGCTTGAATCGATGCAAAACAATAACTTCCAACAGAATTAGCAGAAGGGGCAGACACGCTAAATGTAACCGCACCAGTAGCTCCTGATACTGCCACACCATTACCAGCAACCGCTGAAGTTACTCCACCCCCTGTAAAAGCTGTTGTTTGTGTTGTTGAATCAGGAAATGTAACTCCTGTACTACCCATTGATGTTGACATAAATTAACTCCTAAAAATTAAGGTGTGCCAGCAGAGTTTACTGCGGCTAAAGTTGTAAAATTACCAGAAGAATCTAATGATGCGATAGTTGTAGCACCATATTTAAATATTAGTTTGCCACCAGATTCTGTTATTGAATAATTGGTTAATCCCAATACACCGCTATAGCCAGAAAAACCGCTATAACCAGAATATCCACTAACAGAAATGCCATTAGTTCCATTTGTTCCGCTAATACCGCTATATCCGTTAAATCCACTTGTACCTGAATAACCTGAAAATCCGCTTATTCCGTTAAATCCTGAATAGCCAGAAATGCCAGAATTTCCGCTATAACCAGAAATCCCTGATCCGCTATAACCGCTAATACCAAATCCCGAATAGCCTGATGTACCTATACCGCTGTAACCAGAATACCCAGAAGTTCCAGAAGTTCCAGAAGTTCCAGAATATCCACTAAAACCAGATGTTCCTACACCGCTATATCCAGAAATACCACTATAACCGCTTATGCCAGAATAGCCAGAATATCCTACAAATTGTCCAATATCAGCCCAAGATGTTCCATTCCAAACCCAAAGGTCACCTGTATCTGATGTTACATAAGCATCATTAATTGTATTTCCTGTTGAGGGTAATGCGGCTGAATTTGCAACTGTGCCTTTAATAACAATAGCCGCACCGGGCAAACCGCTATAACCAGAAAAACCACTTATTCCTGATCCAGAATAGCCTGAAATTCCCGATCCTGAATATCCAGATAATCCGCTATATCCAGAATAACCTGATGCGCCAGAACCACCTGAAAATCCAATTCCGCTATATCCAGAATAGCCTGATGCGCCAGAACCACCTGAAAATCCAATTCCAGAGTATCCAGATTTTCCTGAATAGCCACTTGTGCCACTACCACTATAACCAGAATAACCCGAGGTTTGAAAAGCAGGGTATGTTCCGCCTAAATAGACTGTAGTTCCACCTAAAGTAATTCCAGTAGCAAAATTATCATCTAATTCTGATAAAGGAATTGGTGATGTAGCAGAAGCAAAAGTATACGGAACTGACATAAATATTTCCTTTAAACAGGAGTGTACCAACCAATAGGATCACTAAAATTATTTACCCATCCAACAGGAACGCTAGCATCATTTTCCCAAGAAACTGTCCCTGAAGAAATGGTTACTATGTAGTTATATTGAAATGGAAAATTTAATACTTTAGATTCCAAAGCTGAAACAAAAATAGGAGCAATAGCATAATCAGGTATTGTAATAGTTATAGTATTATTTGAACTATAAACAACGCTAATTTTATAAGTTTCATCTATAGGAAAATCAATTCCATCAATGCCTAACAAAAATCTTTTAACTCTACGCTTTAACCATTGTGTAGTGTATTGAAAGCCATCACCTTTATAGAAGTTCCAAGTCAAAATACGCTTAAAAACATCATCATCAACAATATAATAGCTATTTGTGCCAGTTGTTANATTTTGNGTATAAGCTGTAGTGTCATAAGGAACTGTGTCATATACACCTAAAGGTGAAAATTGAGCAGGAGAGCNAAGGCTAGGTCTAGTTACACCATAAATGGCATAAGCTGTCCAATCTAATAAAGGAGCTATTTGCTTTGTATAAATAGGCAAATTTAAGCTATTAGTGGCATCTAACCTAGTTTGTGATTCAGTATTGTAAGCAGTAAAAAAAGCCTGTAAATCTTCGTTATACGGATCTTTTGTATATTGCTGGTAAAGGTAGCTTGGAAGCACTTGTGTAAGCATATTAGCCTTGTACTACTGATACCAATGAAGCATTAGTAGAAAAATAGCTTTCAGGATCACCATAAATTAATAAAGTTCCAGAAGTTGGAGCAGTATCTATTCCATTAATTGCCACTACATANTCAATTTTNGATACTTGACTTGCAGAAATAATGGGTTCTACTGCATTTTGAAAGGNATCTTGCAATTCATAAGTATTAATTGGTTGACCAACAGGAATACTATTAATGTAATCAACAATAGCTGGGGTTGTTAGTTGAGCTACAGCAGTTGGAGATACTAAATTGGTAGAAATAGTGTTCCAAGTAATGACTATTTCAACAGTTTGAGAAGGTGGATTTACAAAAATAATGCTATAAATATCTGGATAATCATCAATAGATACAGTTATATTGCGTAAATTAGGCGTTACAACACCGCCACTTGTATAAGCATGACCTACAGTTGTTACTCCTAAACTAAAGGATTTTTCATCAATAACAGTAATGGTGTAGTTATTATTAAACCAAGATGGCGTAACACCAGCTATGGTAATTACTTGTCCAGTTGCATAGCCATGATTTAAATCGGTAGTGACAACACCCGGATTTGCAGTAGTAATAGCAGTAACAGCAAGAGTAGAACCTACTAAATTAGAAATATCAGGAACGCTATTAAAAATAGCATTAGCTACTTGATAAGGATCGCCGCCGCCTACAATAATTTCCCACTCATTAGTAGCAATTAATCTAATTGAAATCAGCCTAGCTTGAACCCCTATAACTTTTTGCAGTTGAGTTTTAATAAAAGTTGGTACACCTTGACAAGTAACCATACCAGCTTGAACTACTTGAGCTTGATACGAAGCAATTGTTTGTGCTGTAAGACCGGGCAATCCATCATCAGGATTAGTAACAGTAAGGGTAAACCCTGCTGGAACAGAAGTAATAATTTGAGTAACAGTTCCCGCTGGAATAGCCCAAGAACCTTGAACTGTTGCTAAACAATACAAAGGCGAAGTTTGTCCAGAAGTAGCAATAATTCCACCATCCTGAACTGTATATTGGTAAGTACCATCAGATACAGTAAATCCAACAGGAATAACAAAACCAGCAAGACCTGTAAAAACAACATAAACGGAAGTATTAGAACCTTGACCTTGTTCGACACCATAGACTTGCCCCAATTGATAAAGAATTGAAGGGTTAGCCGTTGCAGGGCTAATAGAGTTAACCAAATCCACAAAGGCTTGATCTTGTATTACTACAGCGCCAGCCGCAGTTGAAGCCATATCTTCTACAAGAGAACCCGGAAGGTTAGCTGTAAGACCGGGTGCTAAAGCTGTAGCCGCCGCAATTTCAGCATTTAATAGGTCTGTTGGTAAAGCTGGTATTGCTCCAGCAGTAGTTATTTGAGCCATTAAGTAGCCACCTGAGAAGAAATCGTTGTTCCGTTTTGGAATACAGCACTAATATTATAAGTTGGGTTTGCCGCATTTTGTTGTTTTAATACAGTCAAACTAGCAAAAAATGGGGCGTATTGTGTTTGTGTTCTATTAACCGCTAAATCAGGTGGAATTTGAGTATGGACAGAATTTTGTGCTGGTATGCCATAGTTAGCATAAAAAGGGCTTTCCCCTTGATTTAACCTTAAAGTTTGGGCTAAAGTAGCCAAATAAATATACCCTGTTTCTAAGATTTCTATCCATTGACCTGAAGAATTTACGCCATAAGTTCTCATGTTGGTGTTCCTGTAGTTCCGCTACCAGTTTGTACGCCACCATGAGTATGCGTACTTCCGACAGCTTTTCCATTATTGGTAAGTGTACCTGTACTGGTGTAATTACCAGTTTGCTGAATATCGCCAGTAATTTGCATAGTAGCACCAGTTCCACCAGTAATATGAAATCCATTATCACCAGTAATTGTTCCATGAACTAATAAATTACCAGTAATAGTAACTCCAGCATCATTAATTACCATTTGGGTATCACCACGAACAATGGTAACTCCAGAAGGTACTAAAGTGATTGTGCAAAGATTATTGGTATCTCTAATTACTGCTCCATTTGGAGCATTAATATTTACCGCATTAGGATCAACACTAGACCAATCAGTAGCCCCCAGAGGCACATAAACAAGCGCACCAAGGTTAAAAGGAAGCCCCAAAGGGGATAATGACCCTTTTACTCCAAGACCCGTTATACCGCCTAATCTTGCATCAGCAGATATACACATTCCCAAATCACCAATTTGTACAGGTAATCGAACATAAGTACTTTGGGCTATTGGACAAGTAACAGGTGGAAAAGTATATTGTCCGCCTGTATCAATTTCAAAGTTAACTGTAACAATTGCTCCATCAACAGCTATTACTCTACAAGGCAATTGCCAGCCAAAAGATTGCCTGTTTTTCTCTAATTGAGATTGAACATAATTGCTTATTGATACCGCAAAGGGCGTTTTTTGTTCAGCGGTCATGTTTGATTTATTGGTGAATTAGGGATAATTGCTTCAATAATAGTTACCCAAGCATTGCCATCAGCTTGTCTACTGCTTCCAACATGATGTAATTTTGTAATAAAAAATACGCCATTAAATGCAATTTTATTTCTATATTGAGAACTATTGTTAACAATATTTAAAATAGGTATTCCTGATTGAAAAGAAATGTAATCCCCAATATTTAAGTCACCACGCATTACTACTTTAGCTTGAATAGTATTGATTCCAAGCCAAGTTAAGTTTCCAATAACATCAGTAAAATCAATTTGTCTTGTAGCAATTGTGGTAATAGCAGAATCAGTTAGAAAAAACCCTTCAGAATTAGAAGTAATGATTGCTCCTGTATAAGTAGGATCTTTTTTAATTGATTTGCTAATTTGATTTATTTGACTTGAAAGTGTTAATAAGTCAAAATTTTGAGCTTGTGTATCTTCTGTATATACCAATCCAGAACTAAATGAACCATTAATATTTGTTGTTGGGTAAGCAGTTTTAAGGGCTTGTTTTACAGCAACAGTTAATTCTTGATCTTTTTTCATTACAAAAGGAATGTTACGCAAAGCGTTAGAGTCCACATACCCCGGAACAATAACTAAATCTAATGTAACTTCTGTTCCTTGCCAATTTGCAAAAGCTTGAAGAATTGAACCTTGAAGAATTATTCCTCTTTGTCTAGGATTTGCATAGGGTAAACCCTTAGACATTCCCACTTGAATAATAATTCCGCACAGTTGAACTTTTCTTCCATCTGAAGTAATTACTGGATTGTAATTTCCAATTTGACTCAAATCTTTTAAATTGATGCCAAAAACCCTTACATAGCCATTAGAAGCATATTGATGATATGCGTTTTGATAAATGTCTAAATCTACTTTAAGACAAGAATAATTATCTGATCCAAATCCTGATTGTGAGCTAAAACTAAAAGCGTTAAAACGATTTGGTTCTTCTAATGGCGGGGTAATAGTGATGTCATAAAATCTCATGGGCTTATCTCAAAATTATTGCTACTAAGCCTATAAACTATCTTTGAAGTAGTGAAATATCCATAAACCAAATTAATATCAAAATCATCAGGAGAAGCAACAACAGGATTTGTAACAATTAAAGTGCCATTGTTGTTATAAACATTGATGTAATACCTTGGAGCATAAATATTCCAAGTGCAAATAACTACATAATTAACACCATCTAATGTGGCATTAAATTGAAAGTTTGCAAAAGGAGTTGGATTAAAGTTAACTATAGTCATAATCAATCCGCAAAAGAATTAATATCTGCGGCTGGGGTTTGTGTCCAAGTAGCAGTTGTTTGCAATCCATTTGATACTTTGTTCATCAGCCCACCCAAAACAGACTGAGCTTGTGATGTAGTAATTAATGGTTGGACAAAATCCCATTGAAACATATATTGAACTTGTTTATCTCCAGCAGGGGTTATATCTCTAATGCCTGTTAATAAACAATTTGCATAAGTAAAAGCTGGCGTTAAAACTGTAAAAGTTCCACCAGTTGTAATGTGTTTTTGAATTCCAAACTGTAAAGCTGTCAAAATAGCTTGTTTAATAAGGTATCCACCACCTGTTTGTGCTGGGCAAACCATCAACATACTAATTTCTAAAGGTTGTTGCACTACAGCATTTGCCGCAGTAGCAAAGTTGGCAAAAGGATATTCAGCAACTTGCCATTTAGCTAAAGTACCGCCCGGCAATGGTTTGTAATGAGCAAAAAATTCCCCATTTTCAATTCCCGGAATATCCATCATTTCCGTTAATAAAGTAATTGGAGTATATCCACCAACATAGTCAGCAAGACCACCTACTAGCCAAATAGGGGCTATTTCAAAGGCGGCGGCAAAAGTTGTTTGAGCTAAAGAAGTCATTATTGTTTACCAGACATGGCATTAGCTTTACTAGCTTGACCATCAAAATGAACATAAATATCTGTTCTGTTAGGGTTATAAAGTTCCACATGGTTAGGATCTTTTGCACCATAAGGTCTTTTTAAATTGTATTGCTGATTTAATTCTTCTTCAGTATGTTTGGATAAAAAGTTTCTTAAACTTG